GTGCGGTCGAAGGAATAACCATGTTGGGGAATGAAAAAATGCTCAACCTGGGGATAGTGCTCCCAAATTGCTTGCATTTTAGAAGTGTATTGATAGAACACCTTTCTACCATGGAGAGACCATTCTCTCCTTGCTTGCAGATAACTCTGGGCGAGCTGTTCCTCATGTGAAATTCCTCCTCGTTTTTCTACATACATGCACAAACTCTTGAAGATACTCGATAACTTCAAAGGCGCAATCCATCGCCCTTTGTAATCAACAAAACTTCTCTTCAGAAAATCACACTGCTCTAATCTCAAAAAAGGAACAGATTCTGCTGCTTTATCTGCCATGGTATATGTTATACCGCGCTTCCTAAGAGCTTCAGAAATTGTGGTGTGATTAAAATTATCCTCAGAAGACTCCATAATATTGTCATCGCCTAAAGTCATTAGATGAACTTTCTCCCTAAAACTCTCTAGTTTATAACCAAGATCAAGAAAAGCATGTCTGATATATAAACTGTTTGTGATTGAATTAACTATCACAGTTAAGGGATGGCCTGATGAATTTCCTCCAAAAAATTGAATCAAATCTCCATTCATGTTTGTAACAGGGAAACTTATATCAGTACGAATCCCCAGGGAAATCATCTTGTCGCGCTCGGACATATGGTTCCTCAAAGCATCCAAGACCAAAAAAGTTCCTGCAATAAATTGAGAGGACATGGTCTTATCGAAGGTCTTATAATCTCCCGCAATCATTCTATCACCTCCAAATTGAGTGATGAACTTCCCCAGATCATCCCAATCCGTAGAATAGGGATTCATTGAGACAGCACATTCAGTGATAAAATTATTCACCATGAACGCCTTAATAACCTTCAAATACTGTTTTCGCACCACTATGCTAAAAGCTACATCACACGCAGTGAAAACTCGAGTTGCTCCAGAAGCGCGTTTCGACAATTTAACTGGTTCATCCTTAAGTGTTCCATTAAATAATATGTCGGCACGCTGACCCAAAGCATATCGATTCTCAATGTCATCTATCATATGCTGAACTTCAGGAAGCGGCATATAATACTCAACTCCTGACTCGTCAACTTCAAGAGCAAAATACTGCCGCTTTGTTCCCGGAAAGAAGAAACCCCCAGATGTACTCATGGGAAGAAGATTCATATAGTCATCTCCATGTATGCCATTGATTGCTTCACGAATCCCTACCACACTTGTGTCTTCAAGCCAATCTCTAGTCTGAGTAAGATCAGCAATGTAGGCCTTGACACATAAGTTAACAGTGGCATCCGTAAAATGAGGTGATATCGTGCCCTGCTGAGACGCAGCGATGGTGAAGGGATTGATCCACTCGCCATCAACACACTCGGCTGTCATCAATGGAACCGTTAACTCATTGGAAATACCAAACTCGTTCAATACATCTTTGCATATCATTGATTCTCGAGTTC